TCGCAAAAGCTGGAAGATCTTTGGAACGTCCGACGACGTGGCGGTCCATGACGACGTCAACGCCACGCTGACTGCCGGGGCGCTTTTCTTCCAATATCCCAACCAGCCGCTGAATCGCCTGCACGCCGAAAGCTATACGCTCGAGTATTTGGGCGACGACGCCTGGCAGCTCGAGGTCAGCTATTCCGCCCAAGGCGGAGAAAACGACACTCAGCAACAGCCGTTAAACCGTAGCCGCTCGTTTGAAACTGGCGGAGCCACAACGCACATTACCCAAGGGTTTGCCGAACAAAAGTACGGCACCGGCCCTGCCCAGAATTCGGCCATTGGCGTGTCTGGCGACGGGGTGGCCGGCGTGGATGTCGTGATCCCGCAGCTGACGTGGACCGAAACCTACGACGTGCCCGGCCGATATGTATCCAACTCCTACATTGCCACCGTGCATTCGCTCACCGGCACCGTCAACAATGCGACGTTTCGCGGGTTTGCCTCCGGGGAGGTGCTGTTTTTGGGGTGCTCGGGAAACCAGCAATGGGACAGCGAAAAGGGCGACGGCCCGTGGAACCTCTCGTACAAATTCGTCGCCAGCCCCAACGCTGGCAGCGGCAAGACCTTGGCAGCGCTGACGGTTGGCGCGATTAGCGGCATTGCCAAGGACGGCCACGACTATCTGTGGGTGAAATACGAAGACGACGTGGCCGACAATTCGCTCCTTAAAAAGCCGGTTGCCGTGTACGTCAACCAGGTATATCGGCGGGCCTCGTTTGCCGGCCTCGGCCTCGGGGTGACCTGATGGCCAGATCCGATGGCAGAGTTGAGGCCGGCCAGAATCTCAAGACAGCGTTTTCCGCTCACGCTTGGAACCGCGCCCAGGATGCCGCCGACATCGTGCTGGGCGCCCGCGGAGGCGTCCAGGGAGGCCCGCAGCAAGCCGGGCCGCTGCCCTACACCTGGTGTTTGGCCAAGAACGCCAGCGGGTCAGACGTGCCACGCTGGGGCGTGCTAGCGATCACGGGCATGGAGATCGAGCCGACCAGCGAGGCAGGCGGAGCCACGGCGGAATTTGAGCGGCTGCCGGTGGTCACTGGCGACACGCCATCCGATGGCGACGCCGCCTGGTGTGTGGCCGTCGAGCCGATCGCCAGCGGAAAGGTCGGCCGGGTGGCGGTGGCCGGGGTGGTGCAGGCCAAGGTAGACATCGACGACGAAGACGACGAGTTTGTGAAGGTCGGAGACTCTGTCGACGAGCTGGTCACCGGCACCGAGGGCCAGGGGGCGATCCTTTGGAAGCAGGACGGCACCGGGACGGGCAAGTGGGCGCTGATCAGGTTTGGGGCCGGGTCCGGTAGTGGAATTAAGTTGGGGAAGACCGTGTCGGCGTGGAACAAAGGGACAAACCACGATGTGCGACTATGGCCCAGTGGCATTGCTTCAAACCCGGCAGAATCCCAGACATCTACGAATAAGTTTGCAAACATCGAGTCTGGCAAATGGGTAATGATCGCCAGAGAGTCGGGCGGGGACTGGTTTGTTCTTGCTGCGGAGTGCTAAGGTATGGTTCTGTTGCCGGGGTGCCCGTGTTGGCGTCTGGCCTTTTAATGTACCCCGTCGGTTTTTTGCTTTCGGCGTGCTCTGGATGCTGCGACGACGATTGCACCTATTATGACTTTGACAGGTGCATAAGGAAAACCCGCAAACTTCCTGTCCCAACAAACAATGCAGCGTCGAGCGACAGGCTTGCGCACCCCGAAGGTTTTAGCGTGCGAACGCTGCAACTTGGCGACGTGCCTGTTGGAAGCGTACCAACTCAGGGCGATCTTAACGATCAGTCTCGAATAACGCTGGCGCTGGCAGCAAAGTATCTTTCGGACGGAGACTCAATTACCGACGACATCGAAGTCCTGCTGTTTGATGAAGTGATAAAGACGATTCCGTTCACAATTATAGGCCAAGACATACCTTTTGACGGAATGACGTCGCTTTCGACGTCGAGCGGAGGTGGAACCGTTCTTACCGGCAGCGGGCTTTTCGCAATTCCATCAACGTACAACCTAGATAATCAAGCTATCGTTCAATTAACCCCATCAAGGGATAGTAATCACTCACTAATCAACTATGGCTCTGCGGTT